TTACTACTTGGTATGACCAGAGTGGGAACGGTAAAGACACTAATCAATCAACAGCATCTAAGCAACCGAAATTAGTTACTAGCGGTGTTGTAGAGATGGATAATGGAAAGCCAACTATTTTATTTGATGGTATTAATGATGTTTTAGAAAATACTTCTTTAATTTTTCCAACAACAAACATTTGTATATCAAAAGTAAGTTCTCGAATAGGCACTAGTGCATTTGACAGCATTGGATATCTCACTAGTGGTGGGTTTCTTAATATTAATAACGATAGTAGAATTAGTTTTGATGGCAGACCAAGCGGAGGAGCTTCCTTTATCAGTGATTCAAATTTAAGTCCAACGACTGAACAAATTTTACAGTTTAATATTTATGATGGTGCTAATTTAAAAGCAAGTGCAAATGGTGGAGATTTTGGAACGACACCAGTAAGTGCAAATCCAATTAGTTATGGCTCGAACGCATTATATATAGGAGCGCTACCACAATACAATAATTTTACTAACTGCAATAATTCAGAATTTATAATGTGGGGTGATGACCAAACATCTAATAAATTAGGAATTGAAACCAACATTAACAATAATTATACTATCTACTAATGACAGGATACAAATACACAACAGAGCAAGAGGCTATTGATGCACGTAAACAATGTGCTGATTATTATGGTTTACCTAAAACGCCAGAGGATACAACTTTGTATTGGGTAGATTATAACAAAGCAGAATTAGACACGCCTATATTTTGGTATATTACTTTTGATGAAAGTATAGAAGCTATATTAGGCACACCAACAACATTTAACGTAACACAAGAAGAATTATGAAATCAATAAAGAACCCAGAACAAACAACGTATTTCATTTGTAGAGAAGATGAAACTTACACAATCGTAGCACACGGTAGCGTAGAGCCTAATCAAACAATGAACACAGGTCAACCAATAGTAGATACCTATTTAGACAAAGCTGAATGGGAAGCTAAGCTATTAGAGGGTGGCATAACAATAGAAGAAAATGAAGAACTATGAGAATTTTAGTTTTATTTTTGTTACTATCGTTTAGCGTTAACGCACAAGAAAGTGGCTTAGGTTGGATGTTTATTAACACCAACACTATTAAGGCAGATAAGCAAGAGCATTTTGCGGGTGGCTTTTATCTAGGAATGAGCGCATATTCGTTAACGTTAGGAAACACAGATGGTAATAGAAAAAAAGCAAAGTTTTGGGGAATAGTTACACCGATATTAGTAGGCACGTTAAAAGAGTTAAGCGATAGCAGAAGCGGTGGTACTGGTTTTGATTGGGCAGACTTAGGTTATACAGCAGGTGGTGGCATAGTTGCTACATATACATTTGATTTTTTAAGACAAAGACATAAGCGCAGGAATAAGTGAAGTATTTAATACTATTTATATCGCTATCACTTAATGCACAGTTGGAAAGCGATTGGAATGCTACTGAAATATTACAAGATATGGCAGTTAGTTGGTCAGTTGGTAATGGTTGTTTAGAAGCGAATAATAAAGTAGTTAAGACAAACAACCTAGAGCTTAATGGTAACACGCTTGAAATTATGGACGCTACTATACAAGTATTTGGTCAACTTACTAATTACGGTGTAGAGATTGAAACAACAAATGAGCTTATAAAATACGCTTGTAATAGTTCGGAATTAATTATTTATAGTGAGATATTAAACACAGAAAATAGTGTCTTAGAAACGTTTAAATTGTACCCTAACCCAACAAGTAACAAAATAAACATAAAAGGTACATTTGATTATTATACTATTTATAATATTAACGGTAAATTAGTTGCTAAAGGTGTAGATAATGTTATAAATGTTGATTTATTACAAAACGGTTTATATTTTGTATTATTAATAGAAGAAAACAGAAAGCAAATTTTAAAATTTATAAAAAAATGATAGGTATTATCTTAGATTTTATTGGTAAATGTAACGAAAACAACATTACACCAAGTGAAAAGCATATAGATGCTTATTTAAACGTAATAAATAGGTTAGATTTAAGAGATAACTTAATTAAATTTTGCTTTTATAATTGGGAAGAAAGAAATAATACTAACTTTATAAATAGATTGATTGATGTTAAGTTTCATTAAGCCATATATTCCAGAAATAATCACTTTTTTAGCTGGTGCAGGTGCTTGGGGTTACGAGCGTAACAAAAGAAAAGCCGATTTAAAAAAAGCAGATACTGAAAATAACAAGTCTATAATGGACTTATACCAAGAAGCCCTAGACGATTTGAAAAAAAGATATGATGCCGACTTAAAAGATTTAACAGAAAAGTACGATTTGAAATTCAAAGACATGGAATATCGTTACAACAAACTAAAAAATGCCTTTGAAGATTACAAAAAAAATCATAAATGAATTTAAGTTCTAAACAAAGAATATTTACTAGAAATATAGGGTGCTTAATAGACTATGCTTATAGTATAGATATTGAACTAACATTCGGTCATGCGTGGCGTTCATTGGAAGAGCAAAAAAGATTAAAAGCAGAGGGTAAAAGTAGAACTTTAAATAGTAAGCACTTAGACCGTTTGGCAGTTGACTTTAATTTTTTTATAAATGGTAAGCTAACTTATGATAAGCATAAATTAAAATCACTTGGTTCTTATTGGGAAAGTTTAGATGAGCGTAATAGATGGGGTGGTAATTTTAAAAGTTTTACAGATACACCACATTTCGAAATGAATCTATGAATAAAGTAAATATTATATGGGTGTTTGTTTCTTTTGCTTTTGCTTTGCTATTAATGAAGCAATGCGAAACTAAACCAAGTATAACAACCAAAACAGAAACTAAAATAGTAAATGTTACAGATACTATAACAAAAGTTAAAATAGATACACTTTACAGATACGTTAATGTAGAGAAAGTAAAAGATAGCATCATTTATAGGGATGTTGCAACCAGCAATACAATTAAAGCCAAACAATACACAACAGAAGTTAAAAGCAATGATGCAACTGCTAAACTAGATATAACGACCACAGGGGAACTTTTAGACGTAAAAGGGTATATTACATATCCTAAAAAAGAAACAACCACAGAAACGATTATACGACGTGATAATAGTGGTGTTTTTATTTACGCACAATTACCGATATCTTCACAAATAACAAGTCCAGAATTAGGTGTTTTATTTCAAATTAAAAATAAATTAATCATTGGCATTGGCGCACAATACATTAACAACAATGTTAACGCAGTTGCTACAATAGGTGTTAAATTATGAGTAAAAGAAAAAAGCGATTAAAACCAAGTGAAGCAGAATTATTAGGTTTTAAAGTAAGGTCTAAAACAAAATATGGAAACGCTGAATATAGAATTAATGAAGCACAACTCAAAAAACTTGCAATTATACGCTTTGATGAAAACTACGAATTAAAAAAGCAAAGCCGAAATAAAAACGGTGATGTTATTTCTGAAACTTTTGGCAAGAAGCAAAACAAACAAGATTTTGATACTTCTAAATTTACACCAATATCTTACACTACTAATCCGTTTGGTGATGGTAAATGGGCAAAGTATGATTTACCTAAAGAAGAACGTTTAAAAGCACTTAAAAACGCAATAGACGCACTTAAAGAAGAAATTGAACCAACTACACCAACAGAATATAAAGAACGCTTAAACAACGCTAATTTAATTAATCAGTACACGTTAACCGATTATCATTTAGGTATGATGAGTTGGGCAGAAGAAACTGGTGCAGATTGGGATTTAAAAATTGCAGAAGATACTTTAGTTAAATTTTTTGAAGTTGCAATAAAAGAAAGTCCAAACGCTAAAGAGTGTGTGTTTGCACAAATAGGCGACTTCTTACATTGGGATGGTTTGGATGCTGTAACACCAGCAAGTAAACACGTTTTGGATGCTGATACTAGATTTACTAAATTAGTTCGTGTTGCTATCCGTGTTATTCGTAGAATTATAAAAATGCTATTAGAAAAATACGAAAAAGTAAATGTTATCATGGCAGAGGGAAACCATGACCCAGCTTCTAGTGTTTGGCTTAGTGAGATGTTAAGCGCATTTTATGACCATGAGCCTAGATTAAATATAGATACTAATCCAGACCCTTACTATTGCTTAACGTTCGGAAAAGTATGTTTGTTTTATCATCACGCACACAAAAAAAATATTAAAAGTATTGATACCACTTTTGTAGGTAAGTTTAAAAAAGAGTTTGGAAGTTCTGAATATGTGTATGGACATACAGGACATTTACATCATTCAGTTATTTTAGAATCTAATTTAATGACGTTAGAACAACATAGGACATTAGCAGCTAAAGATGCTTATGCTTCAAGAGGTGGTTATTTAAGTGGCAGAGATAGTAAAGTTATAACATACCATAAAAATTTCGGTGAAGTTAAGCGTTCCACAATTAATATTAATATGCTTAAATAAGGGCATAAAGTTAAATATGCCCTAGAAAGGGAATTTATTGTTTGTTATATCACGTGTTATCTACAAGTTTCTTCTGGTTCGTGTTCCTTTACATACTTATAGAATCTACATAAAGCCTGTTCATACCTTTTTTTGGCTGTGCTATTTGCAAATGCCATAGATGATAAATCGAAGAATACAGCTATCTTGGTATTTGATAGCTGTAATTCTTTTTTTAGTTGTTTAATATCCATATACCTTGCCTCTTTTTTTATCGTTCATTTTATCGAACCAATTATTAATAACTAATTCTGGAACTGTAACAATTGTAAAATTCCCATCAGAGTCATATTTCTTTTTCTCAATCATAGATATAGAAACCACTTGAGATTTAGGTAACCATTCATCATCAATTAAAATAGCTTTTTCAGTGGTTCTACTAACAGTCCATAATCCAGTATTCCAACTAACACAAGAACCATCAAAAGTTATTAAATCAAAATCTTTTAACTCGTTTAGTACGTTTGAATTTTTCATAATATTTAGTTTTTAATTATACACAAATATAAGTATAAACTTATTAATACACAACTAAAAAAAGAATTATTTTAAGTATTTGCTTAATTTTAACATTTGCAGACCAGAAACCAGATAGATAACAATGTATATAAGCCATAGAAAAAACGGCTCATATACTAAACGTTAGCAACAATTACAATGCGTTAAACTTGTGTATTGTATCTTCAATATCTTGATTAACAGTATCGTGTGTTATGTTTGTTAATTCACAGAAGCATTGCAACAGTTCCATTTGGTTGCTAACAACGTGTATAATTAATTGTTGGTCTGCGTATTTTTGCATTATTTCGCTAAGATAAATCGCATCTCTTTTTTCGTCATCCCAATTCAAAATCTCATCGCTTAATTTATTCTCTTTTAAAAATTTCTCTGCTTCTTTCATAATTTTGTTTTTAATTCACAACAATTAACCATACACTTGTCCATTATATACAAGGCTCAACTTCAGTCCATCCAGCGACATATATTCTATTACCATCTTTGTCTATCCCATTGCAGTACATCCCATCAAGTCTGTATATTGTAATTTCATCGCCTTTATTTATTGGTATTGATGAAGGTGGTGTTTTTACATTTTCATCAGTTACTACTACTTTTGTTCCGTATTTTACATTATATACTTTCATTCTCTATGTTTTTTTAAACGTTATATTGGTAATTAATAGCATTATAGTTGTGTTTTTACCTTTATAATGGTAATTTGTATGTTTGTTTATTATCTGTTTTACAAACTATTAGTTTGTTTATAAATTACTCAAATTCTGAAAAGTTAAAAATATCTGTTTGAATGGTTTTATCTAACTTTTTTAGTTTGTTATTGTAATTGTTTAAAAAAGGCTTTTTATAGTTAATAATTAAATCTTTGTATTTGTTTTCTAATTCAGATTTATAGTTACTTGTTTTATATTCATTGCTTTTTATTATTTTCATTCTGTAATTATTAATCTTAGGTAATAAAGTTAAATCAATAACACTTCTTAATCTTTGTTTAAAACCACTATAATCTACTTGATGATGCCATCTGTTAAATTTCCAAACAACTTCTGTAACATCAGGATGCATATCTTTAAGCATTTGAGATTTATTTATAGTTCCCTCTTTTGCATAAAATTCATCAGTATTACCACCTTTCATTTTTTGAGTTGTAATTTTACCTGCTAATAAAGAATTAAATTGTACAGTACACCATCCATCTTTTAAAACTCTTAAACTTAAATCTGTATCTTCATTGTATCTTCCTCTCCATTTATAAGGTATATCATTTCTAATAAGTAAATAAGAGTATATCCTCGTATTCATAACGTATGGAGGCACTCTATCTATTTCTTTACAGAATTTAGAGTAATTTAAACCTGCTATTGCAATATTATCATATCTATCTACAAAATCCTCAATAGCACAAAAGAAAGCACCTGTTCTACATTTTATTTTATTGTTTTGGTATAACCAATGAAAACCTTCATTTGTATTATCGTCCATAACCCAATGCCACTTAAAACCATTATTTACACTATGTTCCCAACAGAAGTTCCTTGCAGCACCTGGTCCTGTACTATTTTCACTACCAATATCAGAAAAAGTATCATAATCTTCTTTATATTTTAAATCTAAAGGTATTACATTTGCATAATTTAAATCTAAATTATTTTTATAATCTTTAACTTCTAAAGGCTCAACAACTACATTATGCTTAACTTCCATTTGTGATAGATAAACACTTGTCTTACAAATATCAGCTCGACCTTTACTAACGACATAAATAGGGTATCTATTATCACTATCACCACCAATAACTCTGTACTTAGAATTTTTTCCCATTATTAATTTAGGAAACCATACGCTTTGAGTTTTATCTGTAATGTTTTGTTCTAAAATAGAAGATAATTCTTCTTTAGTTTTATCTGTATGTAAAATAACTTTATGATATGCTTCTATTTTTTTAGACTCAAATTCTGGCATACTAATATAATTAGAATTACAATCGTGTTTATCTTTTATCGGTTTGCTTTTAGATGTTTTTTTAATTTTAATAACACTTTCGGTGTCTAAATTATATTCAGTTACATTTTCGTTAAAGTTTTTTAAACCTAATTCTAAAACCGATTCTTTATTATCAAATCTACAAATTATTTTTTTCATAATATTTTATAATTTATTAGCCATCCTATTGTACGTATCTTTTTTGCCTATTTCTTTTAAAAAGTATTTTCCGTTTTCAATACCACTTTCACAAAGTTCTTCTTCAAAATCTACACAACCATATTTATTTCTTGAATTAATAGCGACTTTACTCATAATGCTTTTTATAATGGTCTTGTCGTAATATATTTTTTCTGCATCAAAATAATTAATTAATTCTAATTGATACTTTTTTCTGTAATTTACTTTTTCACTCATAATTTCTATGTTTGTTTTTAATTCACAACAACTAACCATACACTTGTCAATTATTTCAAATAATTTAGTATTCTATTTCTAGTTTTATAAGTTAAATGCTCCCATTCTTTACTACACCAATAAGATACTAGTGATGCTTTTAAGCCTTTTTGTTCTGCAAAAGCATACTGCGACTTATATTTTTTTTTAATGTGTTCTTTTAAATTCATATATTTTAATTTGTACAAATATAACATAAAAATAATTAATACAAAGTTTTTTTAATTAAAATTTATTTGTATATTTGCCTAACTTAAAACATTAAAACATGGAAACATTAAAGCAATTACAAGATTATGCAAACACAACGGACAACGTTTACTTGCAAAAAAAATTAGATTTAATCGAAAGAGAAATCGAAACGCTTATACATACAGAGCGAATGAAAGTGTATGATACTTGTTATAAAATGCAATAACTATGAACTACTACGACCAAATAGACCCACAAGGTGAGGACGAGATAACAGAGTGTGTACATTGCGGCAGTTACTGCACCGATACATATTGTTCAATAGAATGTAAAAAATACGACACAGAATGATTCATAAGATACTACCAACAGGACTTCACACAATTACAATAGGTAAGCGAGTGCATATTTACACAGAAAAAGAATACCAGCATTTAACTTGGTGGGAATTAGTAAAACTAAAATACTTTAACGATGAAAAATAAAAGTAAAGAATACAGCATGAAAGCAATAGTTTATAGCGTTATTGCTATGGCTATAATAGTAGTAATTTTAAACGTTATAAATCTATTTATAATATGAATATAATTTGCAACTACGTGCCAACTAACTGGCAACCAAACGACACTAAAACCATTAACAAGTGGTTTAAAAAAATACAAAAACATCTAAAAACTGAACAAATAAAATTCAAAGACTATGAGTAAAGACCTTTTTTTACAAATGCGTGAAGCAGAGATAATGACCGACAACTTTCTACCAACTAAAAAAGAAATTAAGTTAAGTGCTGAAAAGTTTGCAAGTGATTTAATAGATGCTGGTGAGATTAACATAACGGAAACATTTGCACAAGCGTTAAGACTTAACGAAGCATTAACTATTATTACAACTACATTAAAAAAAGCAATGCCAGAAGAAAACTTTGAGGGTTTTGGTTTAAAAGGCACGTTTAAAGGTGGTGGTGATACTAAGAATTACGACGACTGCGAAGTTTATGCAGAGATTAAAAAGCAATTAGCAGATAGAAAAGCATTACTAGATATGGCACTAAATACTGGTACTATATTTTACGATTCAGAAGGTATAGAAGTGCCTAAAGTTTCTACTACACCAAGAAAATCAAGTTTAACTATTAACTACTAATATTATGAATATAGAAAAATTAACAGCACTTTGGAAAAAATACGGATTAAGTAAAGAAGATGGTTTTAAGCATCAGCATTACACAATTATAACACGTTCTGGAATTGATAAAATACAAGCGATTGAAAAAATATTTATAGATTACGATGTTATAAAATGTGAACCTAATTTTGCAGTAGTTAAAGCAAATGCAAAAAAAGGCGATGCTAATATACAAACGTTTGGAAGTGCTATAAAAGGCGCATCATTTAAAGATGGTAATACAAATTCTTGGTATGTTATGGAAATGGCAGAAAAACGTGCAATGAGTAGAGCAGTTTTAAAACTAACTGGGTTCTATGAGTTAGGTGTATTTGGTGAAGATGAAAGCGAAGATTTTAAACGCAAGTAATGAACGATATATTAACTAAAATTACAGACATCATAGAAACGTACGAAAGTGGTGCTTTTAAAGATTTACACGTTATGCATAGAGAGTTGACGTGTAATATCTTTAAGCTATCATTAGAGCAGGTTAAAGCACACCAGAATTATAATAAACAATACTATTTATCAGAACATAAAACAAACGCAGCCAAAGAGCGAGAATGTGATAAGTTAATTCCAGAATTATATCTTTGTCGCAAAGTAATGGAAACAGCAAAGGGTGTTAGTATAGCGATGGGTTATGAGATTAAAATGAATTAAAGGAGGTTAAAAAAATGAAAATCTTTACTTGTCGGTAAGGTAGCTATTGTTAATGATTGATTCAAAGCGTGAATTTTAACCTTATATTTACCATTGGACACGCAAATTAACATAAGACTGACTAATAGGAAAGACTATTTTTTTTAAATAAATTAAATAAATTAAATAAATAAAAATGGAATTAAAAACAGAACAACAAGTAATTGATTTAGTAGGAAAAGAAACTACTTTAAAATTTGATTTTATGTCAGATGAAGTTATGACTTACACAACATTAGTGCCTTTTATAAAAGATGGTATGGTTAGAAATTATAAGATTAGTTTTTTTTATGAGGAACTTCAAGATATTTTTTGCTACGATAATTTATCTAATTTTTTGAGTAATTTTCAAATCTTTGAACTTATTGAGCAAGATGAGTGTTGTAAAGGAAATGAAACAGTATTATATCATAACAAATATAAAGGCAATGAGTAATATTAAAACTTATCCAAACAATGATATTTTTAACGAAAGTTTTGTTATTTATCAAATTGAAAATGATATAACAAAAGATGCTTATGTAGGATATACAACTGTTAAATTAAAAACTAGATATGCAAATCATAATGGTTGTCATAGTAATAGTAAATATTCTAACAGTAAAAATAGAACAACTTTGTATTTAGATTTTAAAAAGTATGGAAAAGAAAATTTTACAATGTCTATACTTAAAAGATGTAATACAAAAGAGGAACTTATTTTAAAAGAAAAGGAATATCAAAAGCAAAAAAAGTACATTAACTATAATAAAAACTTGTTACAAAGAGATACTAGGAGTGGTAAAAATAAAGGCAAGGTTATTCAATTAACTGATTCAAATGGTAACGTTTTATTGTTTAATAAACCTATTGATGTTGCTAAAAAATTTAACGTTCATCGCTCAAGCATTTTAAAAGCAATAAGTAATAATTATAGGTTTTTAAGAAAATATAATGCTAAATTTATAACAATTAAATAAATAAACATGAGTAACAAAGTAACAGGTAAAATAGTAGAGATACTAGAAACACAAAAAGGAACTAGCAACGCTGGTAAAGAATGGCAAAAATTAACATTCGCTATTGATACTGGCGAACAGTACAATAACATACTAGCGTTTGAAGTATTTGGTGATGAAAAGGTAGAAAACTTTAACAAATACAATAAGGTAGGTAGAAACGTAGAAGTAGAGTTTAATCTTAGTTCTAACAAATGGAAAGATAAATACTTTACTTCTGCATCAGCTTGGAAAATAAGCAAAGCAAATGATACAGAAACAGCAATTGCACAAGCTACTGCGATGGTAGATAAAGTATTTGCACCAGCAGATAATTTAAATTCACCACAAGACGATTTACCGTTTTAAATGAACACTTACAGCGATAGCAAAGGCAAACGTTATACCACACCACAAATTGAGCAACGCATTAAAAAGGCTGCGCTTGAATTGTTAGAAATTCAGTTTATAGAACATGGTTATAATTTTTGCCAATGCTGTTTGCGTAATGATGACAAGCCAATAGATGTTAGCCACACTATAAGTCGTAAAAAAGCTAAAGAAGATGGTAATGTTGAGATATTATGGGATTACGATAACTTAGAAATACTTGGTAGAAGATGCCACAAAATCAAAGACAAATTAATATAAAACCTTTATCGGTTAATCAAGCGTGGGCAGGTCGTAGATTTAAAACACCTAAATACAAAGCGTTTGAAAAAGAAATGCTTTTAATCTTACCTAATATTAAAATCGATTTAAATGCACGTTTAAGATTAGATGTAGTATTTGGATATAGTAGTAGAGCTTCTGATATAGATAATGGCTTAAAACCGTTACTAGATTGTTTACAAAAGAAGTTAGGCATAAACGATAACAAGATATACGAGTTAAACGTAAAAAAAGACATAGTTAAAAAGGGTAAAGATTTTATAAAATTTGAAATAATAGAACTATAAAATGCAAGGGGTGTCTAAATTAATATTAATATTTCTTTAAATTCTAACGCCCTTTGTTATTTTATTTGTATATTTGCGTTAAGTTACGCTTCGACAATATAGTAACTAAAAAAATAACACAAGCCTTATAATGATAGTGGAAGTCGAAGCCTACTTGATTTATGAGGCTTTTTGTATAACTTAACTTTTGCTTGTTTTTAATAAAACATTCACGCATTATGAGTAAACATAAAATAGTATTTCCTTGTGAAGAAAATTTAAACACATACTTGGAGGTTTCTGCGATGGAATCAAACACAGTTTTGATAGAAATTTATGAGTCTAATAAAAGTGAATTTGAATCATTATCACAAAGAATTTGGCTAGACAAAGCAACTTCTATTAAATTAGTACGTGTATTAAAACATGAAATTTCTAAAATACAAGACAATGAATAGTTACGAACTTAGTAGAAAGTGGTTTGATTGGTGTTTTGATAATGCCAGTAAGATAAGACCAATACATACAGCCTTATTTTTTTTTATAATAGAACATAACAACAGATTGGGTTGGAAAAAAGAGTTTGGTTTACCAAGAGATATGAGTATGGATGCAATAGGTGTTAAAAATAATAGGACATATTCTTCTGCATTTAATGACCTAGAAAATTGGGGTTTTATAAAAGTTATTGAGAGGTCAAAAAATCAGTATTCAGCAAACATAATATCAATATTTGGTTGTGTAAAAAATACACCAGCAACTACTTCGGCACTAGACGAAGCAATGCTAAAGCACTTACATAAGCAAAGCATAAGCATTGCCCCTATAAATAAACCTAATAACATAGAAACAAACAACAAGGGTGTTGATGATTTTAAAATTAAATTAGATTTTGATGCTATTGATGAATGGATTAAAGAAATTGGTAAATCACCTGTTTATCTTGATGGTCTTTATTCAAGTTTAAAGATTAAAAAAGGTAAGGTAAGTAGTTTATTAGAAAAATTTAAAGCACATTTAAAAATGTTTCCTCAAAAACATGATAATTTTAGTAAATTTAAAAACCACTTTTCACATTGGGCAAAAACAGAAAAGGATAGAGGAAGATTAACAGAATATGAAAAACAAACAGCAGGAGAGTTATGATTAAAAAACTAGACATAAAAGATTTTCAAGAAGAAATAACGTTTAATCCTGCTGATGTATTAAACGAAGCATTAATAAACCCAGAGGAAGAAATAACAAGACCACCAATAGCTATTAGCATAGGTTATAAATACGAAGAATTAGTACCTTTAGTAACTTTTGGAAATTTCTGTTGCATCGTCGGCGCAAGCAAGAGTATGAAATCGTTTTTAAAATCTGCGTTATTAGCGTGTTGCATCGGTGGTAAATCACAACATTACTTTCCAGAAATTAAAGGGCATGACATCGCAGGTAAATACGTAATAGACATAGATACAGAGCAAGGTAAATACCACGTTCAACGAGTTGTTAAGCGTGTTAATACTATGGTCGGGCAAATATATCAAGGATATAAAGGTTTAGCGTTAAGACCTAACACACCAAAAGAAAGAGTGGCATTCATTGAATGGATATTAACAGAAAGTGAATTTTCTGGTAAGATTGCAGTTCTTAGTATTGATGGCGTTGCTGATTTAATTGAAGATGTAAACGATTTAAAAACATCAAATGAAATTACGCAAAAACTAATGACATGGTCAAATGATTATAACATAGCAATTATTACTATATTGCATAAGAATTTTGATAGTTCAAAACCTACTGGTCATTTAGGTTCAGCAGTTTTAAAGAAAGCAGAAACAACCGTATTTGTAAACAAAGAAAATGACATAGTAACGGTAACAGCTAAATATTCAAGAAACATACCTTTTGATGATTTTCAATTTAGTGTAGATGAAAAAGGAATACCATTTGAAACACAAAAACCATTTTAATATGAGTACAATAAACAAAGCAATAAAGCATTTTGAATGGAAATTAACAAAACATTGGAAGCCAACAGATAAAGATTTAGAAGCCTATAATGAAATCGTAGAGTTTACAGAAGCAAAACTTAAACAACAGTATAACGATAACCAACTATTCGCAAAGTTGTATATTAGTTTCTACGGTGAACTAATTAAATACTACGATACAACGGTATTTGATAACACACCACAAAAAGCACTGCATAAAATACTAGATACACCAATAGAAAATTTAATACAGAAGTTTTTAGATAAAGTTAATTTGCAAGAACAAACATTACAACATCGCAAAACAAACGGTATAAAGCACCCACGAATAGTAAGCACCGAAGATATAGATTTAGATGCAGAAGCTATGACATACCAAGAAACAGAAGATAATTTAACCGCTATGATAAACATGGCACTAACAAAATACTAAATGGAACTACAAGAATTAAAAAACAAATTGGATAAATTTTACGGATTTGATATATCTACAAAATCAAGGGTAGCAAAATATGTAAAAGCCAGAAGCGTATACTACAAGATAATAACAACACAGTTATTAGGTTATACATTTGAATCAATAGGAAAGTCAATCGGTAGAAACCATGCCACAGTTATACATGGCTTAAAAACATTTGAAGGCTATTATTTAATCGATATACATTTTAAAAAAACATATCACCAATTCTTAAATGATTTAAATGATACTGATTTTATAGCAATAGAACCAGTTAACAATGAAGAAATAGAAGAACTAAAAAAGCAATATCAAAAAAAGATAATTGATTTACAATGTAGGATACATAATTTAGAAAAGCAAAACAAACACGCTAACAATACACACGTTGATTTTAAGCCACTATTTGAATTAAATGATAAGGAAGTATTAGATTTTATAGAAACACGCTTAAAACCGTATCTAAATATGATTAAAAGTAAAAAGATGCACAAAGAAATAATAGAGGTTGTTGGTGCAAGACTTAGGTAAATAAAAAATAATTTGTATATTTATCGAAATATGAATATATTATCACTAGCTTATAAGTATCACAGCGACTGGCTTAATATAGCCAAGTCAATAGTAAAGAATGACTTTGCCGAAGATATTGTGCAGGAATTTTATATTAAATTAGATAAGTATGCGAAGTATGAAATGTTTATTTTTGCAGATGGTAGCGTAAATAAAACCTATGCTTACATGATACTTCGGTCTATTTGTTTAAACTATCTTAAAGAAAAAAATAAGTATTGCAAAGTAGATTTACATGATGGTTACAGCATAGATGAAAATGATATTGAAGCAAAAGAAGCCATTGAAAAGATTTATACTAAAATAGATAACGAATTAAAAAACTGGCATTGGTACGATAAAGATTTATTTAAAATTTATAAAGACGAAAACATATCTATTCGTAAGTTAGCAAAAGAAACAACGATTAGTAGTTCTTCTATATTTCATACCTTAAAAAGTTGTAAAGAAAAGATAAAAGATAAATTTTCAGAAGATTACCAGGATTATTTAAATCAAGATTATGAACGAATTTAAAGGCGACAAACGCACAAAGGAATACAAAGAATGGAAAGCCAAGTTTGAAAACAAATCAAAAGGCTTAGGCGATGATATTGCTAAATTTACAAAAGCTACTGGTATAGACAAGGTAGTAAAAGCAATAGCACCAGATTGTGGTTGTGATAAACGACAAGACTTACTCAACAAGAAAGTACAATACAAAATAGTGAACTGCCTTAATCAAGAAGATTACGAATACCTAGATAACATATTTAAACTTGCTAAGAAAGTTACACCAAAACAACAGCATAGAATGAAAGACATATATCAAAAGACTTTTAATCGTAAAGTAGTTAGCAGTTGTTTAACGTGTTCGTTTATCAAATCAATTTACAATCCTTTAAAAAAATTGTATGAGAACTAAGAAAGTGACACAAGAACAAAGGATAGCAAGATTGGAAAAGGTAGTGTTTCAATTATTTGCAACTAATAAAATGATACAAGACGAATTAAAATTATTGCAGGATAAAATCAAATAGTTAAATTCTATTAGAAATGGATAAAAGAAAGAATAACGGAAACAAAGGACATAGCACAAAAGCAAAAGGTATAGATAAGCGTAAAAACGAATACAAATCTGTACTAGAAAACGCTTTAACACATGAGGACTTACAGAAAGTGGTTAAAATGTTATACGGTAAAGCTATAAATGATTTTGACGTACCTGCATCTAAGATATTACTTGAATACTATTTAGGTAAACCAAAAGAAACAATAGAAACAACGCACAACATTAACGACTTCAATATTAAAGATATTGTTAACTTTAAATAAGAAATATGAGCAACTATTTAAAAGTGATAGTCGATACTATGTTGTAAGTGGTGGACGTGGTTCTGGTAAATCATATTCGGTTAACAGTTTCTTATTGCTACTAACTTATGAAGTAGGTCATGTTATACTATTCACACGTTACACATTAACTTCTGCACATATTTCTATTATACCAGAGTTTATAGATAAGATTGAAACAGCCGATTTAAAGCATGACTTTCATATTACTAAAGATGAAATAATAAATTTAACTACTGGTTCTAAAATACTTTTTAAAGGTATTAAAACATCTAGCGGAACGCAAACAGCAAACTTAAAGTCATTAGCTGGTGTTACTACATGGGTACTAGATGAAGCCGAAGAGTTAGTCGATGAAACTATATTCGATAAAATAGACTTTTCAATACGAGCAAAGAACTTACAAAATAGAGTGGTATTAATTCTTAACCCAGCAACAAAAGAGCATTTTATTTACAAAAGATTCTTTGAGGGAAAAGGAATAGAAGCAGGTAGCAATTTAGTCAAAGAAGATACAACTTACATTCATACAAGTTACTTAGACAATTACGAAAACTTATCAGAAAGCTACATTAATCAAATAGAATTGATGAAGCGCAACAACGCTAACAAATACAACCACGTTATAATGGGTGGTTGGTTAGATAAAGCAGAAGGTGTTGTGTTTAATAATTGGTCTTTTGGTGCGTTTAATCCGAATGGTTTACAAACATCTTGTGGAATGGATTTTGGTTTTAGTGTTGACCCAGACACTTTAACCGAAGTGGCCATTGACAAATCTAAGATGAAGATTTACGTAAAAGAACACATCTACAACAAAGGTATGAAGTCGCACGAACTTGCTAAGATAATATTATCAAAAGTAGATAAGAAGTTAATCATAGCAGATAGTGCTGAACCACGTTTAATTGAAGATTTACGTTACTTAGGTGTAAACGTACAGGCAGTTAAAAAGGGTACAATAGAAAGTGGCATAACACGTATGCAAGACTATGAATTAATAGTTGACCCAAACAGTAGTAACATAGCTAAAGAATTAAACAATTATATTTACTTAGACAAAGGTAGTAAATTGTATATTGACGATTACAACCATGCCGTTGATGGGATTAGATATAATGTTATTTATCATTTAGACAACCCAAATAAAGGTAATTATCATATTTATTAGTATATTTGCAATGACATAATTTTTCTGTTTTAGTTTTAAAGTTGATTATTTTGACCCATCTATTAATTTAGGTGGGTTTTTTTGTTTGTTACAAAAATCTGTTTTTTTGTATTATTAGTATGAAGTTAATTATACCAACAGATTTAAGCGAAATAAAACTTTACCAATACCAGAAGTTTATCGCAATAGATGAGCCACAAAACGAAGATGTTTTAAAGTGCTTCTTAGATTTAGATGCTGAAACTATCAATTTAATGAAAGTGTCAGATGTTGAAGATATCGCTGCAACTATACTAGCAACGTTTAAAAAGAACGATAACAAGTTCACACCTACATTTAAATTAAACAACGATTACTTCGGTTTTATTCCAAACCTGGACGAGATTACCTACGGTGAGAATAAAGACATTACAACGTACTTAAATGATTGGAAGAATATGCATAGAGCGATGGCCGTTATGTACAGACCAATCACACACAAACGAGGTACAAAGTATGTTGTAGAAGATTATAAGGGTACACACGTTTACAGCGATATAATGAAGGACACGCCTTTAAACGTTGTGTTTGGTTCTATGGTTTTTTTTTGGAATTTAACAAACGAATTGTTACAAACTATCCCGAACTTTTTAGCCAAACAAACGAAGAAGGAACAGATAGCAGGTCGCATTTCGGTAAAAAATGGGGAAGCTATTCAGAAATCATTACACTTGCTCAAGGCGACGTTAGACGACTTAATGAAATTTCAGCATTACCCTTACACCAGTGCTTAATGTTTTTAGCCTACGAAAAAGAAAAGGCAGAATTAGAACAAAAATTAATGAAGCAAAGTTTTAAAAGATGATAGGATTTTATAAAGTATTAGACGTATTAAGAAAAGAATTGCAAGATATACCTTTTGTAAACACAGTTACTTATGGCGATATATCGGACGTAGATTTAAGTAAGAAAACAATATTTCCGTTAAGTCATTTTATAGTCAATAACTTTAGTTATCAAGGTAATGTTGTTAATTTAAGTCTAAGCCTATTATGTATGGATATAGTGGACGAAAGTAAAGCAGATACAATAGATAAATTCAAAGGTAATAACAACGAGCAGGACGTATTTAATACGCAAATGAATGTGATACTTAGGGTACTAGATAGGTTAAAACGTGGACAGTTGTTTGACGATAAATATCAGTTAGATGGTGAGCCGAATGTTGAAGCATTTGTTGACCGTTTTGATAATAAGTTGGCAGGTTGGACTTGTAGTTTTAATGTTATTATTCCAAGTGATATGACTATTTGCTAGATGAGTGATTTAAAGAACACACAAGAAGCGTTAAACAAGTTTGCTAAGTATGTAATAAAACAAAGCAGAAGCAACTTAACACGTCAAGGTAAGAATACAACTAGCAGTCTTTATAACAGTTTAGATACTGATGTTAAAGTAAGTCCGAATAGTTTTAGCTTAGCGTTTATGATGGACAAATACGGTGTGTTTCAAGACAAAGGTGTTAATCCAATAGGTAAAAAGGTACATAATACAGAATTTCAGTTTAAACATTTTCCATCGTTAAACGGTAAGTTTGCACAAAGCATGGCAAAATGGGCAAAGGCTAAAAACATAAGATTAAGGGACGAAAAAGGTAGGTTTAAAAAAGGTAATTATAAAACAATAGGTTACATATTAGCTAGAAGCGTAGCAACAGGAACAAATAAAAATCAAGGTATAAAGCCTAGTTTGTTTTTTACCAAACCATTTAATAAAGCCTTTGAAAATTTACCAGACGATTTAGTAAAAGCATTTGCGTTAGATGTAGATAACTTACTAGATTTTACAACAAAAAACATATTAAAATAATGGCAGAATTTAGCAGAGTAAAAATTAAATTTTTAATAGATTTTGAAATAGGTTACAAAGCAAAATTGTCAACCACTTTAAATGATGTATTTACACCACAGACATGGGAATGGGTTAACACAAGGTCAGCAGGTTTTGAAGTAACAACAGGGACACCAACAGCAACAGCAGGAGAACGTACTGCGATTAACTTTGCAGCTGCATTTAACTTAGACAATCCAGACGACTACATTGTAAACGTAGATATTAATGAAGTAGAGATAATTTCAGAAACCGAAGGCTTAGACTTTGTAGGATTTAAAGTTGATGACGAATTAGGCAGACCAGTATTAGCAGGTAGTGGTTATATTGTAGTATTTGAAAACTACGTTGCACCAATTGATTTAACTACTATTGATTTTGCATTAGTTAAATCGCCACACTATATTAATATACCTTTCTTATTTGATACGACTATTTCTGCTAGTGTCGATGTTTTTGTATGGTATGGTGATGTTGTAGATGTTCCAGCGTTACCAACTTACAGCCTTACTATACCAAGACCTACAATAGATTTTGCAGAATTCAATATTGATATATCTGATTTAGTTCAAGAGCAATTAGAAGCTAAACCAACGATACAAACATCTGGTGCAACTGCAAGAATAGATAGTACTTCTGAATCGGTTAAATGGATGAAGTATGTGGCATCTTACACCGATGCAGAAGAAAGTATTGCAGATATAAATGGTTTACTTATTGCTACTGATGGATATGGGTATTATAACGAGGGTGCTAATCCTACTAAACCAAATGACAACATATTAACCAATACAAGAAATAGACAAGTAGCACGTAACGGTGTGGCTTTAATGCCATACGTTAACAATACAGAAGTAACAAGAATAGATATAAAAAGTTTCCCAAGTGGTGATTTGAATGGGTTTTTTATTATGGTTCCGTTAAGTTTAACTGAACAATTTATACAATACATTCAAGTTAATCTTAACCTATCAAGTACACAAGATACAAGTTTTGAGATAAGACTATCGCCAAGTGATGAAGTCATTAATTACAACATCATAGACGAATGTAAATATACACCTATACAAGTTGTGTTTAAAAATAAGTACGGTGTGTTTGATAGCTTAAACTTATTTAAAAAGCAAAGCCATTCGACAACTACTAAGCACGACACATTTGTAAACAACTACATAACGGCTGGTAATTATGATACAACAAGACATCAATACCAAAAGTTAAATGTAACTGCAAAAGATAAAATTAAAACCAATAGCGGTTATATTTTAGAAGCTGAAAACGAAATTTACAAAGAGTTACTGCAATCTGAAACGGTTTATTTTTATGAAGATGCTAAGTTAATACCAGTTAATTTAACTAATTCATCTTTAGATTTTAAAACACAATTAGACGATAAGCTGTTTAATTATTCTTTAGATTTTGAATATGCTTACAATGTAATACAAAACGTATAGAATGACAGTAGAAGTATTTATAGAGGGCAAGAAATTAGATTTATTTGACGACGAAAATATAAGCGTTACTCAAGGTGTTCAAGATGTTAAAGATATTAGTAAATTGTTTGCGGATTTTTCGCAGTCATTTAACGTACCTGCATCTAATCGCAACAATGCTATATTTCGAAACTATTACAACCAAGATATTGACAACGGTTTTGATGCTAGAACACGTAAAGATGGTTATTTAACCGTTAACACTTTGCCTTTTAAAACTGGTAAGATTAGGCTTGATGGTGTTAAGTTAAAAGATAATCACCCATCTAGTTATAAGATTACATTTTTTGGTGATATTATAAAGATTAAAGATAGGATAGGCGACGATAAATTAAATACATTGGATTGGTTGGCTAATTTTAACCATGCCTATTCAGATACAATCGTAGAAACAGGCTTAACTGGTGGCTTAGATTTTACGGTTGATAGTGTTAGTTATCCTAGAGCAGTTGTATATCCTTTAATTGCTTATAAAAGGCAGTTTCTTTACGATTCTAGTAGTGGTAATCATACAGATACAGATACTTTAGTTAATATACATTATCATAATCAAGGTGCAGGTCATTCAAAACATGGTGTAGATTTTAAAAACTTAAAACCAGCCATTAGATTAAGGTTAATAATTGAAGCAATAGCGCAAAAATATGACTTAACTTTTGTAGGTGGTTTTTTTGAAAGTCAAAACTTTAAAGACATTTACGTTAATCTAAATAAAAGTACAGAAAGCCTTGCTAATGGGTATTTT